ATAAGCGGATGTCGGGCGTTAAGCCTTATTCTGGCATATCTTCGGACAAGGTCATTACATTCCGCTGGGGGTCTTATGTTGTCCTGACCCACCTCGACAATTACAATGTCGTGAACGGCTCTGAATGGGACACCATCAGCATAGACGAGACCCGAGATGTGCGGAACTTTCAGGAAGCATTGGATAAGTGCCGAGCAAGGACGAGGGGGACGACTTTCAAGAAGTTAGGCTTACGCCACCGAATTAAGACCGCTACGACTCCGCCCGACAATGTTGCCTATTATCGAGAGTTAGAAAGCCAAGCCAAAGTAAGTCAGGGCAGGATTAAACTAATCAGAGCCGAGTCGTATGCGAACCAACACAACTTGAGACCCGGCTACATAGAGCAGTTAGAGCGAACCTTAGACCCGAACTCATTCAAGCGAGAGGTCTTGGGCATGCTTGTAACAAAGCAGGAGACGGTCTGGGCGTACTGCTTCGAACACAAGAAGCATGTGGCGGATATTCAGGAACGCCCCGATTTGCCCATTTATGTATCGATGGACTTTAATGTGTCGCCAATGACTTGCATTTATGCCCAGCATGATCCAAGCCGGAATAGGATCAGGATATTGGGGGAAGAGCGCATTATGAACTCCGATGTGTACGAACTATGCGAGCGAATCAAGACGAGATACCCCGATACGGCACGCCTTATCCTGACCGGTGACGCATCAGGTAGAAACCGCTCAGCCACGATGAAAGGCGTTACGAACTGGAAAGCGGTCAAGGGGGCATTGAAACTATCGGACGCCCAGATACGCCTTCTTTCGTCAAATCCGGACAGCAAAGACACGATTGTATTGATTAATTCGATGTTGTCCAAGCACCCAGACCTCCTAATCAACCGAGCATGCAAATACCTTGTCGAGGACTGCGAAATGATGCAGAGGGGAGATGACGGCAAGAAAATCGCACCGACCAATATGCACGGACACTTGTTTGACTGCTTCATATATTACCTCTGGACATTTCATCGGCAGTTTTTGGATAGGTTCGCAAAATCGGGTAACTTTGCCAGCGTATGAGCAACCTTAAAACAATTTACACTGACGCAAACGGCATCGAGTGGCGTACATTCGAGACTTGGGGCGATATACCTGCTAATCGGGTAATTCCTGCCGACCTTGCTGTTCGTAGAGCATCAATGGGACTTACACCCGAACGACTGGTCAAAGCGTTCAAAGAAATCAAAGAAGACCTGAACCGAGGCGATATTGTCGGTGGGTTTTCAAAGTTCGACCAACTTGAAAGACGAATTAATGACATTCCAGATGAGTTGCTCTTACAAGACTTGGCTTGCGTATTCGTTGTCCATCCTGACGAAGACCCGCTCGACTTCGACCCGAAGATGCAACGGGTGAAATTAGACCTTTGGAAACAAGACGACGATGCACGGTTTTTTTTTATTCAGTTGGGAGCACGCTATACAATGGACTTGTCGGACATCTCAGACGCTTATATCCGTTCGCTTATCCTTCAAAGGAGTTTGATGGAGTCGAGCGACCAAAATCAGAGTATCTTTCCCTTGGTCGAAACTGGGCTGATGAATTCTCAACCTTTGTGACAGAGGTGAATTTAATGCACCGGATGCTTTGTAACGGGTCGCTGACCGAAATTAAAATGCTCGAAAAGATGGGCATCGAAGAATACGCCTCGACCGTGAACGCATGGAAGTACGAACTGCATTTGAAACAAAAAAGCGTCAAGGTATGATAGTTCTGGTCTTTTTAATTGGCGTCATTTGTGGTATTGCAATTCGGGAATCAGTAAAAGATTAATATGGGCATAGGACGCAAATTAAGACGAGGCACGATACGCCCCGTGGTGGACGAAAACGGCAAGGTGTTATTCTTTATCGATAAAAAAGGCAGGCGGATTGACCCGCTGAAATTAATTTAACCCATTTTTTTCGTATCTTTGCCTTGACCGCCCCGGTCATTAGGCGAATCGCCATACAAAGGATAAAATCGAATTGATATGGCTCAAAATATAATATTCCGTGTAGTTGCCGACACTCAGCCAGCAGTGGATGGGATGGATAAACTACAATCCGCCACAAAACAAACTACCAATTCAGTATCAGGTCTTGACAAATCGCTTGCAAAGTTGGGAACAATGGTTGCGGGTGCGTTTGCGGTCGATAAACTGATTCAATTTGGCAAAGAGGCGGCAAAGGTTGCAGGTGAAATGGAGTCAATCAGGATGCGATTAAATTCCATTGCAGGCGGAGTGAACGAGGGTGGAGTTGCGATGCAAGAACTTCAAAACCTTGCAAACAGACTCGGATTGGAATTTAAGGGACTGGCTGGCGAATATGCAAAGTTTGTCGGTGCTGCGAAAGCATCAGGGATTGAAGTGGCAAAGGCAGATAGAATATTTAAGTCAATGTCGATAGCCATCGCAGGGAGTGGGGCAAGTTCTGAGGCGGCAGGCAGGGCGATGACCGCACTTACTCAAATGATGGGCAAAAACAAAATCAGTGCCGAAGAGCTCAGAGGGCAACTGGGCGAGGCGATTCCGCAGGCGATGGGCATCATGGCGAAATCATTAGGTGTAACAACTCAGGAACTTGACAAGATGATGGCAGATGGTAAATTATTGGCTGGTGAAGTATTGCCCAAGTTTGCCCGTGAAATGGAAAATGCGTTTGGTGCTGATGCGGAAAAACTTGCAACGGGACTAAATGCCAATATCAACCGACTTACAAATTCATGGGACGCATTTCTTACCCAAGTTGGGCAGAGCAAAGTTACGGCATTAGCAGTTGATTTATTAACTGGTTCGGTCGAGGCGTTGTCAGTCGCTTGGGCATTAGTTACGGACAATTATAGCAAGTATGCACAATCAAAATTAAACGCTGAACGAGACGCTAAGATTAGTGCTGAGATGCAACCAATTGTTAAGCAGATACGCAAAGAGATTGAGTCGTATGGTGATGCCGAGGTTGCTATTTCTGAATACACAAAAAAATACAATACATTAGCAGGCGAGGTTCAAGACGCTGACAGACGAATTGAAAGCAATCGCAAAAGACGGCTTGGTGTTTCAGCAGATGTTGCCATTACGCAGGAGTTTGTTACCCAGAACGAATTGAAGCGGGCAACATTGAAAATAATGGAAGAGGAGTTGGATATTCTTCGCAGTTCGCAAAAAGCCGAGATTGAATCCACTGAGTCAATTAAAGAAAAGCAAAAGAAATTAGATAAGATTCGCAAAGAGCAGGAAAAGGCAAAAAATGCCGAGTTGAAAAGCGAAAAAGACAGAATACAAGGTATAGCATTTTTCAGTGATTTCTTGGTTGAAAAAGAATCTGAAAACGCCAAAAAGATTGCCGATGCTAAGAAGAAATATAATGACCTGATTCGAGTTGATTTAAAAACAAACGAAACAGATGTTCAGGCAATCAGACGCAAAAACTTTGAACTTGAACTACGCCAACTTAATGCTCAATATAAAGACAAATTAATACAAGACGAGGAGTATCTTTTGCAATTATCCGCTCTTCGCAAAAAGTATGGCATTGAAGACAAAAAAAACACCGAGACATTAGAATCGGATATTGTTGCAACCAAGCAAAAAAAAGAGGAATTAAAAAGAGACATTATCGTTCAGACCGCAACAGGCACGGTCGATACTTTAATGGCATACAAAAAGAAAGAACTTGATGGCGAGGCGGACATGGTTGCAAAGCAACGGCAGGCAGGATTGATTAGTGAAGAGCAGTACGACCAGCAGATGCGTGCTATTAAACGGAAGCAAGCCATCGCAGACCGAATCGCTGCGATTGCTCAGATTGCGATTAACACAGCAGTCGCCTTGACCAACCCAACCAACATAGCATCTTTCGGGGCAATATCGCCTTTCATCATCGCATCGGGTGCAATCCAAACAGGTATCGTCCTCGCCCAGCCTCTTCCATACAACAAAGGAACGAAGCGAGTCCCAATGATGCGAGGTGCTGTGCGTGGTCGTGATTCGGTTCATGCCATCCTGACTCCTGATGAGCGTGTCGTGCCGGCTGACATTAACATGCAACCCGGATATTCTGCTTTATTAGATCTTGCTCAGGACAAAAAGATAAGCGACAAAGAGGCTGGATTCTTGGCAGAGTTGGCAACATCAGGAATGAGGCGAACAGGAACACAACAAAGTATTGACCCTGATGTAATAGGCAAGGCAATCGCCAAACACATTCCGCATACGAATGTGGCTATAAACGACCGAGGCATTGCGGTAATAACCGAGCGAAGCCAAACCGAGATACGCAGACTTAGGAGGAGGATAGGCTGATATGTTACAGGTCAAGATTAACGGCACACCGATACAGGGCAGGATTGAGGGATTGGAAGACTTTACGCTGAATTACTCCCGTGATTCCGAAACGGGTCGGACGCAGAAGAGTTACACGAATCAGTTGAAGTTCTACGACGATGCGTTTAATATCATCTACCCCTTGATGGTAGCGAATCCAAACGGCTTGAACCAATCCGCAAATGTCGAGATTTGGGACGATTGTTGTAATGCCCCCGTATATCGAGACCTTATCATTCGGGGCGATATGGTGGACTTCTGTACGGGCGATTGCTTTGTTACGGCACGATTGACCAGACAAGACCCAGACGAGTTGATTTATCAGTGTTTGAACAAATACGAGATAAGTTCGAATAAGAATGGGTACTTCAATTATCCATATACCGACCCGATAACAGGTCAGACTAATGCAAATCCACGATTCCCCCTCGTTGTATATTGCAACGAATTACGCCCGAACTGGTTGATGGCGGTGTTGTTGAGTGTGTTGCTTTTGAATGTATGGTTTAAGATTAGTTTGATTCCATTTCTTGTTTTTGCAATCGGCAGTCTTAGCATTGTCATAACTGCAATATGTGGAGTGTTGAAATTATTAGAAACAATAATAAATGGCATTCTTCCCGGCAATCCCGTAGATATTACACCGCCTGAATGCGACAACTTTTTACAAAATCCGTTCTTCCTAATCAAAGAAGTCAACGACCTCGTTGACCGCATAATTCAGAACTTCATCGGTTGCGGTCGCAAGCATCCAACCCCATTGTATCGTCAATATGTCGAGAATGCGTGTCAGATATGCGGAATCAACCAATTCAATTCATCAATATTAAACGACCCAAACAGCGAATACTACAACGCATTATACTTCAACGCCCCAGCCGATTCAGGCAGTCGTTCAGCGGTCGGATATATCAGCGAAAACAGACCAACCGCCACGATGTCCGCTTGGCTTGATATGATTGCGAAAGATTTCAACGCTCGTTGGTGGATTAATCAAAACCAATTATACTTTGAGCGTAAAGATTATTTCCTAAACCAACCTGTTATTTATGACGCTGATATAAATCAAGAAACAGGCGATATATTGGAGGGTGTGTGCTTTACCTACAATGAGGGCAAGTTATTCTCCTCAATTAAAGTTGAGGCGATTATGGACGCTCTGGACGATGTAGGTAACGAGGATAGGAATAGATACACCGTTTATTTTGACTATGGCTCAAATCCGAATTGGGAGGGTGCGAACAAGAAGATGTTATCATACTCACCTGCACGATTTAGGAATGATGGCATCGAAGCGGATGTATTGACATTCTTTGATAACTTGCCACTATCAAATCTAATTTGGGGCAATAATATCAGCCAATACAGCCGTGCGTTATTAATGGCAAAAGGCACAGCGTCAAACCCGAAGATGTTAATCTGGGATGGGCAGAGTTATACGGACGCCTATGTTAAAATTTACAACGGCGTTCAGAATATGCCTGCAATGGTTAATTCAGGGCAGTCTGATTTATACGATAAATTCCACCGCATTGACGACCCCAACATTAACCCATTCCGATTCTGGAACGCTGAATTGACCGTCAGAGCAAACTGCCAACTCGTACAGCAACTCGATGTGAACAGAACCGTGCGACTACGCACACCATACGGGGCGATTGTTAACGCCCGAATCAATCAAATCAACGCTAACTTAGGCGAAAGAACAATTCAATTTACTTGTGAATTTTAATCATGGCAAATAATCAAACTATCACGGTCGGCATTGACCGCAACTGGAACATAAACTTCGGTAACTTATGCGATGGCGACACAGTTGAATTGCGTATATGCAATTATGACGGAGGCACGCACACTGGTTCACTTCGAATTTGTGGGTGCGAGGCGTTTACATTTACGCCAACTACATTCACGCTCGTCCCGTGCCAATGTACAACGATAACAGGCACATTCAATGGCAATGGTTATCCCGGAACTGGCAACTGCTTTATCGAAGTTGATTTTAACAACCGCAAGAGTTTTGTCAATCTGAATTGGAACGAAGTATATTGCGACATTGAAGAACTTGACTGGATATTTGGCGACCTGAATAGTTCAATAATATTACAAAGAAGAACATTCAATGCCGAGTGCGACACAACGGATAATTACGCATTCGCCCAAGCCGTTTATTTGCAGAGAGATTTGCGAGTCGCTCAGCCACTTGTTGCAGGTGATGAGTTATTTCTTAGTCAGTGGTTGTTCGCCCAGGTTGTCGATTGGTCGTATCAGAATTACCCCGTTGCAGGATGGAAGACCCGCATCTGTTTACAGCCAGCAGGAGAGGGCGAAGACCCAAGCGTTGATGGTACATATCAAATGGAATGGTACGGTCAACAGCCATCAGAGGAGAATAGTCAGGATACGCCTTATGTATTTGCGATAGTATCATCAGGCGGGACTAACATTCAATATCGGGTTGAGTTTAACTTACCCGAAGATAGCCTGAATGCCCCGAGTAACTTCCCTCTTGCCAACCATCGGATACTTTTAGCCAACTCCACACGCAATGAAGTTGAGTTGAATAATCAAAGCGAGAACTCGATTTATCGCAACCTGAAATACATGAGTTGGGCGTTTGTCGTGTATCGTTCAATTGGTTCGGTTTATCAGGACGATATCTTTTCAATTCGTGGCAAGTTCCCATTTGAGAAAGAGGGAGTCGGGGCAAATGCAGTCGCTTTCTATTTGATCAGTACGAGCCTTACAACACCAACGGGTCAGCCGACTCAATACCTTTCAACCATACGCCAGACTAAGGTGCGTGTGGACTTCCAATTTGCCGATAACAATGTGACCGGCACACCACCTACCGATATGTGGGTGTATCTGATACGCAACGATTCGCAGAACAACCAACTCGACTACTACGAAAACTACGAGTACGACCAAGCCGACTTGACCAACTCAGTGGCAGGTAATGTTATCACACCTGTAACGCCTCCGACCAACATCACCTCGAATGAGTTCTTTGCCGAGTTTGATGTATTAAATCTAAGGCAAGATTTAACGGGCGTTGAAAATATATCCAACAATTACCGATTCATCTTCATAACGACTTCTGCATTAGACAGACAGAGTCGGTCTTGGATAACCGAACCGATTCAACTAATCAATTATGACGATGAGAACCTAACACTAACGGGTGTTGAGGCTAAGTTCAGGACGGTTGAACAGGAATACGCAGGTACGGTCGGAACGCTGTTAGGTACTTGCGTCAATATGAATCTTGAAACGGTGTTACAAGCCAACTTGCCTTTGTCAGACGCAGAAGTACAAGCCAAGACGGGCGGTTTGATAACCACCGCATTCGAAGCGTACAGAGGGGCGACATTGAGCATTTACGAGCAGTCTCCTTTGACTGGCTCGACTTTGCTCAACACGCAATACTTCGGAGCGAAAGGGCAGTTAATTTGCGACAAGGTAACCGACAACGGACTTGACCCAATCGTGAACAATTCGCAAGGTGCAAATATAGATTTGGTCTTTCCATTTACCATACCCGACAATGTGTACCGCAAGATAGGCAGAGAGGGGTTGTTTCAATCGAATATAAACAACTCGAACTCTTGGTCTACATTAAGCCTTGCCTCGCTTAGTTGCGTTCAGAATCGGACAAGCGACCAGTGCGATGTGTTGTTTGCTTTGCCGGATATTGCAGGGTTTAATCAGCCCGAATACATGACCTATGTGCCTGAAACAAATGAACTATGGGTGGCGAATCAAGGCGGGGATGAAATAGCCATTGTCGATGTTCAATCAATGAGTATATCAGCATTAGTATCTTTGACTGGTGGCGATAGTCCTCAAGGTATCGTATATGTTCCAAGCGTTGGAGTTTACGTTGTTTGTAACGGTGCGAATCAGGTTAAGTTGGTCAATATCTACACTCGTACCGTAACTGCTACAATCGTAGCACCTGTAAACCCTCAACAAATAATTTACGAACAATCTATAAATAGATTATTTGTTATTGGTGCTTTGGCAGGTGATTTGCGTGAATACGATGCATTGACAGGTTCTTTTATTACAAGCATTGCAACTGGATTGGGACTGCCTGAATGCGTTGCATATGAACCAAGCATTGATACGCTGTTTGTTGCTGGTTTTGCATCAGGCAACTTTTGTATTATACCAAGAAGCACGAATATACCATCCGCACCAATTTTAACCATATCCGCACCAAAAAGCATTGTTGCAAATGGCTCAAATGTATGGATAGCAGGAATAACTGATATTGATGTGGTTGATTTTTCTGGGGCAAGTTTAACGGTTATAAACCAACCCGGATTACAAGGCAACGGAATGACCTATAATGTCGGGGTAATGTATGTCGTAGATACAACAGACCAACTTGTATTGGTTTATGATTCGGTTACATTTAGTCTAATTTCTACCTTTCCGCTTGATGCTGGTGCAAAACGGATTACATTCGGTGGCGGTCATTTGTGGATTTCACAGCAGTCGCCCGATTCCGTCCGCCCATACCTGCTCGACTGCAACGACTCGCTTCCCCCGTTCACGATGGTAAATCGCAACATCAACCTGAATTGGGACTTGGAGTTTGAATTTTTCGACAACACCGAAATTTACACCATCACGCAGGAATTGAATCGCCCAAGTCCGAGTAAGTTTGCCGACTTCATTAATGACATTGATGATATCATTATCGAGGAATATCCGAACGATGGCACACCTACACCGATACCAATTGACAATCTTTGCCCAACAACGGGTCAGGTCATTGTAACTGCAAACTTTTTCACACCAAAAAGAGTCATGTCGGTAGGCATCGAGTTACAGCCAGTGCGAGGCGGGATGGTTAGTTCCGAGTCGTCTGCTTCGCCTATCTCAATTCCAAGCGATTCGCCTTACATTTACGACCTCACACCTGCATACGGCACGACAAGTTCCGTGTCATTCAAGATTGATACGCCATCTTTGAACTTGACTGGCGATTATGAAATAGTACTTCACTTTATTACACAATAACAATGGGAATCATTAGAAATGTTGATGTCGTCTTAAATCCGGGTAACGGGACAGTCGATGCGGAAGATATAGTTTGGCAAGTACCCGTCACGCCTAACTGCGGGCAACTTTGCGAAGAGATAATTCAGGAAGAAATTATATGCAACCAAGCCGATGCGTGGAATAATAATCTTTGTCCAAACGACTTGTGCTATTCCGCTCCAGTCGTGCCGGGCGATTGCTTGCATTTTCAGTTTCAGTTCCAGAACACACGCAACGCAAAGACCACGATTAGTTACCTGAATTTCCTGCAACGACCGAACCCGAAAATTCAATATGGCTGGTATCATCCAACATTGAACCCAACTAACTGGACGATTCGGGCGAGGATGTTTAACGCTTGTACGAATCAGGAATACACCGACCCATTAACGGGTCAGAACTATGCCGATGTGTTTATGCGTCAGGCTGGAATTTTCCTAAGCCAAGACCGCACCGCATCGAGCAAGACCTTACCGATAAATTCTTGGTACAGATGGACGCAGAACGCACAAATCTGCATACCCTCAACTTTGCCTGCAAACTTCCCAAGTCAGTTTTATTTTACTTTTGAGGTACGCAATTTTTCCAATGTCGGGTCAACCGTTTACAGCCAACTTTACGAAATAGACACCTGCTCAAATACGGTCTATTTAGAGGGTGCGTACAGCCTCAAAGACTGCTTCGGGTATGATTACTCCATTCCAAAAGATAATATCATAGGCGAGCAGAAATACACGCCATTTGACCAAGTTTTATTCGGAACGGCATTATACAACAACATTTCCAACCAATACCGCAACGCTCACAGATTAAGAGGCACTGCTTCGTATGTTGGTCGTATGATTGAAAAGGATATTCCAGAACGCCAATGCTTATCAATCAAGACCAGCATCAAGGAGCAGTACAGCGTTAAGTTGAAGCCGATACCGCCTTATGTTGCCGAGATTGTGAATAACAACTTATCTGGCAAGGTGGCGTATCTGTCGGGCGTGCCGGGTAAAGGGGCAATCGAAGTACAACCGAATGGCGGTGCGGAAAAAGCAAACGACATCAGCAATATGTGGGTAGTTGATTTAACGCTGAACGGGTGCGAATGCCTCGATTATCATCAGTGTTAAAATAATTATTATCTTTGTGCCGTTGTCATTTATTAAGGTTTAAGTGGGATGCCCGGAAGTGATGAGCCGGGCATTTTTTTATTTATGAATAGTTCAGAATTAAGACGCTCAGTCCAAGAAGCATTGGTTCAAGTTGAAAAGACCCTACTCAAAAAGAACGAGGAATACGCAACCGACTCGGATGTGTTCAGAAACTTCCGTACTGGAATATCCCTACAAGATAAACCACAAGCCGTTGCTTGGGAATACATGACAAAGCATTTGCAATGGATTAAGGACGCAATAAACACCGACCACAAGCCGACCCATGCCGAATTGGATGAGAAGTTTATTGATGCGATTAATTATCTCCTAATCATTCGGGCGATGTATCAGGATAGGTCGTAATTTTTTTATTTGCAAATTTATTTTTATCTTTGTACAACCTCTCCCAGAGGGTAGGCAGTTTGCCATATTTCGGGAATGTCAAATCGTTCTCACTAAAAAACAATCAATATGCCATTAACTTGCACAGGATGCTCAGTAAGCGTCCCTACCCTCTCCGCTTCATGCGGTAAAAACAAGAAGCAAGGCGGTCTGCCATACCTTGCCATCGTTGCTTGTGATTACACCTTTACAAATCCAACTGACCCAGCAGAATGGGCAAGTGCCATCAGTGCCAACAACGCAAGAGTTG